TGAAGATCATGCGTATGATATGGTTCGTTATCGCGTATTGAAAGGCGCTCAAAAGTATGCGGCCAAGATAAAAGTCAAATGGGTTAATTGAGGTGAAAAATGGCAACGCGCAAAGCGGTTAAACGAAGTCAGCGCACCACTAAAAAGAATGTTAACTTTGTCCGCAATGAAGTTTCTATCTTACTTCCGGCGTATTACCTCATCAGAGACGCTCTTGAAGGTGAAATTGCGATTAAAGGACTTATTGGCGGAGCTAGTAGTGGAATTTCTGGCGCTGGCAATGGCGGCTTGCCAATGGTTGTTACTAACATCATGCTCTCTCGCGCCAAGCAATATTTACCGCAACCTAACGCGCAAGATACTTCGCAAGCAAACATTGAACGGTACAGAGCCTACGTCACTCGCGCAGTTTGGTACGGAGTTACCGCCAGAACTTTAGAAGGGATGGCCGGTCAAATCTTCCTTCGTCCACCTATTGTTGAACTAATGCCTGAATTAAACGCATTGAAAAAGAACGCAGATGGTGCGGGATTGACATTAGACCAAACTGCGTACAAGGCAGTTCGTCAAACAATTGCCTACGGTCGAACAGGAATTCTTGTTGATTATCCTGTTCAAGATACACCTGCAACCGTTAAAGCTATTGCAGATGGCGACATTCAACCTACATTCACGGTCTATCCTCCTTGGGACATAATCAACTGGCGTTTCATCATTGAAGGTGCGAAGAAAAAGATCACAATGGTTGTGCTTCGCGAAGTAATCGAAGATGAAGATGAAGATGGATTTGGTTTAAACACAACGGAAATTTATCGTGTGTTACGTCTTGATGAGAATGGCGAGCACTACGTTGAAACTTATCAAGGCAATGAAATGGAAACCTACTATCCAAAAGATGCCACAGGCAAAACAATGACTGAAATTCCATTTCAATTTATTGGAGCAGAAAGTAACGACATAGCTCCTGGGCGTCCACCATTATACGATTTAGCCGCCTTGAACATTGCGCACTATCGCAATTCGGCTGATTACGAGGAAGCTTGTTTCATTTGCGGTCAACCTACGCCGGTTCTCGTTGGACTTGATGAAAATTGGGTGAAAACGATTTTGAAAGGCGAAGTCACACTCGGCTCTCGTTCAGCAATTCCGCTTCCGGTCGGAGCGAATGCAACTCTCTTACAAGCTAAAGAGAATTCGATGCCAATAGAAGGAATGAAAGAAAAAGAATTGCAGATGGTAGCGCTCGGCGCGAAGTTAGTACAGTTACAACGCACTTCCCGAACGGCTACCGAACAGATCATTGAAACTACTTCGGAAAGTTCGACGCTTGCAAATATCTCGCAAAACGTTTCCAACGCAATGATGTGGGTGCTTGATAAAGCAGCGTCGTTTGTAAGTAAGAAGGTGACGCCTTCGAAGTATAATTTGAATAAAGATTTTGATCTTACCAGCATGACGGCTGACGATCAAAATGCGATCATTAAAGAGTGGCAGTCCGGTGCGGTTAGCTTTACTGAAATGCGAGGTGCAATGCGAAAGGCTGGCGTCGCAACCCAGGATGACGCAACAGCTAGGGCCGAAATTCAAAAAGATATTGCTGACGGTTTGATTCCCGATCCGGCATTACAAAACGCTCCGGCGCTAGGCGTGCCCGATCCAAAAGCGCCTTCTGATGCTGGTGGGCCGCAACCAAAACGTATTCGACGCCAATCGAAACCGCAAGGCAGCGCGTAGCTGTTGAAATTTAGGTATTGACATTTCGACGTAACTGTAGCTAGTATTCCGGCTACGGTATGCAGAGGATGGTTACCGCAAACAGAGCGGAAGTTTCGTGGATGGGCTTCCGCTCTCCCCGATCAAAGGACGGTGCATTATGGCGCTGAAACGTAAGATTACCAAGGTCGAATTTGATGCGTTGAATCCGCTGCTTCAGGCAGAGTATAAAGCTGAAGGATCGGATTTTGTTTTGGATGCGCAAGGCTTCGATGACCCTGGTGAATTGCGTAGGGCGCTTGACCGTGAACGGCAAGAAAAGGCTGCGGCAAAGACGGATGCTGAAACTCTCCGAACCAAGTTAGCTACTATTACGGATGTTGATGCTCGCCGCACCGGAGATATTGCCGCACTCGAAAAGAGTTGGAAAGAAAAACTTGATGCAGCCAAGACGGAACATAAAACCGAAGTGGCTCAAAAAGATAAATTCATTCAACAGACGCTTGTTGACAGCGTAGCTCAAAGCATTGCGAGTGAACTTGGCGGCGATAATGCAACGCTTTTACTGCCACATATTAAAACGCGTCTTGCTGCGGATACTACCGGCGAAACACCATTGACGCGAGTGCTTGATAAAGACGGCAAACCGTCTGCATTCAATCTTGACGATTTGAAGAATGAAATTAAGGCCGACAAACGATTTTCTGCTGTGGTCATTGCAAGCAAAGCATCTGGCGGCGGTGCCGCTGGTGGACGGCCAAATGGCGGCGGTGCCTCAAATGGTCAAAAGAAGTTTCAAGAAATGAACGACAAGGAACGTACTGAATTTTATCAGCGCGATCCCCAAGGCTTTCGAGAAGCCGCAGCACAAGCTAACAAACCTTCGTACGCACAGCAGTAACTACGAACAACGGTGTTGTCGTAGCGCAGTACCGAACGGATACATCGGCGGTGCCGTTATCCTTCAAAAATTCTTTTGGAGGATATATGCGTAACATCGTTCAGTTTTTACTTTTCGTAGTGCGGCTTTTCTTCGTAGCTGCGTTCAAACTTTCCAATCAACTGTTTCCCGGTTTGGCTGATACGTTCTTTGCCGGTTTGTGCCCTGGAATGGCGAGCGTAATGCTCTCCGACGTAATCATTCCTGCGGTCTATTTGTCGTATTCCGCTATCGACAATCCTGAACTTACCGCTTTCTTCCAAAGTGGCGCTGCGGTTCGCAATGCGATTTTGGATAATGCCTTTAACGGCGGCGGCAATATTGTTCATCTTCCATTCTGGCAAGACCTTGATCCAACGATTGAACCGAACTACGATACGGATAATCCGACCGATGTTGCAACTCCAAACAAGATCACTGCGGCTGAAATGATGGCGCGAGTTGCCCACATGAACCAGGGCTACAGCGCTGCCGATCTAGTTGCGGAGTTGGCCGGTTCGAATCCAATGCAGCGAATTCGCAATCGTTACGGTACGTATTGGACGCGTCAATGGCAGCGTCGTTTGATCGCAACTGTTCAAGGCGTGCTCGCGAATAACATTGCGAACAACGCTGGCGATATGGTCAACAGCGTAGCTCTTGAAACGACTGTTGGCGTAACGGCTGCTAACTTATTCAGCCGCGCTAATTTCACAGGCGCAATTTTCACGCTTGGCGATCAATTTGAAAAGATCGCGGCCATTGCCGTTCATTCCGTCGTATTCAAACGTATGGTGGATAACGACGATATTACCTTCGAACGTCCGTCCGAAGTTGATCCGAACGTTCCTATCAGCGCTGGCGGAAAGAATCCGTACTTCCTGGGTAAAGCGGTAATCGTAGATGATTCCATGCCTGTCGTACCGGGATCAACGAGCGGATTCAAGTATACTTCCGCGCTCTTTGGCGAAGGCGTCATTGGTTATGGCGAAGGACCAACGCTCATTCCTGCTGAAGTGTACCGCCGTCCAGACCAAGGTAACGGCGGAGGTGTTGAACAAATTTGGGAACGAAGGGCAATGATTATTCATCCTTTCGGGCACAAATTCACTAGCAGTTCCGTTGCCGGTCAATCTCCGACGATTGCCGAATTGAAGCTTGCCGCGAACTGGACCCGCGTCGTAACGCGGAAACAAACGCCGCTGGCATTCCTCATCACAAACGGTTAATGAGTGTGGGCATCTAACAGGTGCCCATTCGTTTTATCAATTCAATTTAGGAGATGGAATATGGCACACACGCACGCTGATTTACTACGAACAGCAAACGAACACGATGCACAGCTTCAGAGCCGTGACTTTAAAATCACCAGAGCAATGAAACATGCTGGCGAACAGGTTGCGACTCCTGGGTTGCCGGTTCACGAATTGAAGATGGACATTGAAGATGAGGACCCTTTCAATGGCAATTTGAATAATCGTCGGGTCGCTGCCCGTATTGCACGTCAAGGTCACGTTACAACGGCAAACCACGAAAATACTGTCAATCCTTATCAGCTTGGCGATGCTAAGAAAGCGCATGAGGACGTTCAGAAGTCGCTTGCGGTCAATCCTGATGCTCAGGTGCCAAGCGGTGATGATGCAGCGGTCCAAGAGCCTACGCCAACTCCTGGCAGTCCGGCTGCAAAGCGCCGTGGTCGCGCAGCCAAACCGCAAGCAAATACGCCTGCGCCTACTTGGGAAGATAAAGACACCGACAACGACAACGAGTAGTGCGGGATCATGGCGCTTATCATCGAAGATGGAACCGGCGTACTGAACGCGAATTCCTACGGAACTGTCGCAGGAGCCCGTTCGTACGCCTTAAATCGCGGTGTAGTTCTAAGTGCTACTGATTCGGACGTTGAAGCGCAATTAATCAAAGCAACGGATTATCTTGAGTCGCAAGACTATCTAGGAAATCAAGTATCATTTACTCAATCGTTGCAATGGCCGCGTCAAAATCTTTACTACGATCCCGACGATCCAATTCCATCAAACGTTATTCCACCATCATTGATTAATGCTCAATATCAATTAGTTGTTGAACAGCAGAACGGAACTGATTTGCAACCTTCAGTACCAGGAAATACCGATGGTTCCGGCGCTGTTGTTGAAGAACGAGTTGATGTGATTATGACTCGCTATTCCGAACGAATTCGTACTACGTCTCAACCGTATATGCCGAAGGTTGATGCGTTACTTCGCGGTTTGATTTTGAATGTACCCGCTCTACGTTCGGTGCGTATCTAATGGGTGTATACGACAGGCAGATCGCGCAAGCAAAGCGCACGATTAAAGCAAAGGGTGAACTGTGCCAATGGGTTTCAAATTCGAATTTAACACCTAATCCTTCGCAACCGTGGAAAACAACTGCGCCTAGTCCATTACCAACAAACCCGCAAGTTTATATCGTGTTTTTGACGCCAGGGACTAAGTTAGGCGCGCTCATTCATTTGCTTCAAGGTACTTCGGTGCCGGAAGGTGGTCCAAGTGGATTGATGGCGCAAGTTCCCTTTCAACCTGCGATTGATGATTCGATTATTCGTAGTAGTGGACAGACGTTCACAATCAAAGATTTGAACATAGTTAGTCCGAATGGTGAGGTTATTTTATATAAACTGGACTTCGCCTAATGATCGGA